GATTTAACAACATTTCCTGGAACAGCTACAGTACTTGTGCATTTACCAACAGTAACTGTTGTTCCGCATTGTGGTTCGACTGTATTTACTTCTATCTTGCTCATACTACCACCAATGTTCCTGTTACTGTGATTGTTGCTGGAATAGAAATTGGACCTGCTAAGACACCATTCTCAATAGTTTGAGTTACACTTAATGTAGCTGCTTGATTATTTATAAAATCATTGGCGCCGAGTCCGCCTCCAATATATTGAATTCCATTTATTACTGCTGTCATAGTTCTCCTTAAGAACTAATAGTATCGATATATGAACAGACTACATCCAAAGACGAAGCATCGCTCGATACTCCTGTAATGGTGTCATTACTATCAATTACTATCTTAGCTCCTCCTTGAATTAATTCTATTGATCCACCTGGTGGGATGCTAACGTCCTTTGCTAAATAATAGTTTGCCGCACTTCTTATAATATAAACATCAACCGTAATAGCTGTTGCTAAAACATTACAACACCTAATTCCTATAACCGCGTCGTAATCTCCACCTGCTAAAATTGTAAAAGGCGCAGTCCCTTTAACTCTATTTAATGTATTTCTAAAATCTTGAGCCATAATTCTCCTATAATGCGACCGCCATGGCCAGGGCGAACCCTGGAGTAGCTTTTGCGTCTAATTGTGTTTGGACCGAGGACGTTGCATCTAGATATCCTAATGTAGTGGAAGTAACAGATGAGGCTGATACCGCTCCACTCACATTGGATTCTAAAGCACGTGACGCGGTCACGGTTGCTAGTTTAGATAATGCAATCGCTGCCGATGCATTAACTTCACTATTTGTAATATCTAAGGCTAATTTGGTTTGAGCAATAGCTGCTGAAGCGTCAACATTAGTATTAACTATAACACCACTGTTCGCTAAATCTCCTGAAGCATCTAAATAAAGAGCTTTCTCTGAAGGTAAAGTACAAAAAATTTCTTTTGCGCCTGCAGCAAAATCTACTGCGGCATCTGAATTAGAACTTTGTAAAACTGTAGTTCGAGTTAATGTTGAACTATCACCATTTAAAGTTCCTAGTCCTACTTCCCATTCGCTAGCACTGTTTAATGAAATGGCATAGTACGTTGTATTACTATTTCCAATTCCAGCTGCGAAGGTTTGAAAACCATCGACTGCTCCACCCAGAGTCACGGCCCCCGTACCTGTTGTTGAAGTTGTTGATCTTACTCTGTCATTTATTACTAGTGCCATATTATGCTACCCTTAATATTCCATCTGCCGCTGTGGGCGATGGAAATTGAATTGTAAAATCTCCTGAGGTTGCTGTCTTCGTTCCTCCAAAATCTAAAACTAAAACTAATAAATTAGTTGAAGATGTATAATTATAAATCGCTGCACCTACGGAAGATATAGTCACTGAAGAAAAAACTTCAGGATCAAAATCTACTACAGCGGTGTTAGCACTTGGAACTGTCACACCTGCATTACCTAATGCTTGTCCTCCTGCTGGATAATTAGATCCTCCCGCAGAACTACATTCATTTGTTGAACTATAGACAGTTGAAGCAGTTGTATAAGGTGGTCCTAACGTTGTATCATATAAAGCAATATAAAAAGTATTGCCTCCCGATGCTTTGAAGTTATGACTCCCCTTTAAAAGTTCTGATTTAAATCCGTCTGGTATAATATTTGCCATATTTTATTCCTAATCTTGTGTTGGTGGTGGTGATTTAAGAGGCGTTCGAATAACTCCATCTTGATATTCGTCCCTGCGTCTACGACCTTGTTGTTCGATCGCATACGATTGTAAAGCTTGTTGGTACGACTGCTGATAATATTGTATCAGATTTTGCGGACCTTTCAAGTATCCATATGCTTCTAACAGAGTAGCATATAAAAGTAAATCCTGATATTTATTACTCAGATAAGTTGTTGTTGAATCTGATGCCGTAATACTATATGGTTGTTTAATATAAGCCAAAGTAAGTTCATAAGCTGAATCAGGCGTAGGAGCCACTAGCCAATAAACAGCGTCCCAATTAGCATAATAGACAGGTAATCCTGAGGCCGTTGAGGGCGTATCATAATACTCGGTTATAAAAGAAGTGTCTTTTTTCTCTAAATAAACATGAACATTAGGGGTTACGTTTGAATTAGTTACTTGAGCATATCTAATAATTCTTAAATCACTGGGAATTGTTACATATCGATTTCCAACGGTTAAATTAGAAGTTGCATAAAATCGATTGTCATCGTTATCTGCTTCTCTATAAATTCTGTTTTCTGCATTTTTAGTAATAGTACTACAAATAGCATCCGTTAAAACGGTATCATCTACTTCCGTGTAGCTTCTTAAATCTGTTTTTAAATTTGCAAATGTATATGCCATTATGGTCTATCTCCTACGGGCCCTGCAAAAGAAGGAAACCCTCCTCCACTTGTAGCACTTGTTGCGGCCGAAGCCAATACAAAAGTATATTGATTGCTAACGGTCTTGGTTGAAGGTTGACCTGGATAATTTTCAGTAATTTCAACAATGGTAATACTATAAGAACCAAACACTTTATCTCCATCATTATGAGCAGTCGCCGTACTGGCTTGTGGAGTTAATCCGTAAGTCGGTGCGGAAGATCCACGAGTTAAACCTGTTAAAGTATGTGTAGACTTGCCTGTGTACTTAATAACTTCACTTTGAGTAAAAGTATTTTCCCCTGCTCTCGTTTGGGCTGCAGTAGGTTTAGTTTGAACATAGATATATCCTGAACTTGGAAAAGCAGAAGCATCTGTTAAAGTTAAAGATGTGGCTGTTGCCGTAACGGCTCCATTCAAAGTGTTTTCTAATTCTAAAGTAGCAATAGGAACCCCTCCCACAGTATGGTGTACATCTCTAAATCTTACTGCATCTCCAGTTTTAAAATTATGATTAGGTTGAGTCACTGTAACTGTAGTACTCACCGTTGTTGTAAAAGGATTGTTAGGTAAAATAGTAGGTGTAGGAAAAGCTGTTCGTGCAGGTCTTACCTTAGTAAGGGATATAGAATCCGCGCTTAAAGTTTTAGGTCGTAGTTGAGGTTGTTTAGGTTCGTATTCCGAAATATGAACAAAAGCTCCTGTCCATTCAGTAACCATTTCCCTCCAGGGAAACTGTAAACCTGATCGATCTGAAATAGCTAGTGCATGTTTTCCTGTTGCATACTTTGGCATTAGATATTTGGATAGTAAGCTTTAGGTGTTATATAAGTACTTGCTGCTGATCCATCCTCCTGTAAAGCTCTAGCCAATTCATCTTCGTATAATAATTTAAAGGCTTGTGTTTTTTCCATTCTATATTTTTGAGATAAATAATAAGCTAAACCTGCCACCATCGGTGGGATAAAACGATAAGGAACAGGAGACGCATTTGAATACGTGCCTGCATCCTGAATTCTTTTAACAAAAAAGATATGTAAAGTTTTAGCGGCGTTACTCGCATCGGGAGTTGGATAGATAGTCATCGTTACTCGATCTATAAATCTTTGCACCCAGAAATTGCTCGGAGTGCCTTCAGCTTCTTTATTAGCATATCCTGAATAAGTAGAACGATCCACTTTACCCAGAGCTGCATCCGATTGAGTATTGGCCCCTATATTAGTTCGTAAGGAACATTGTTCTATATCCGAGAAACCTGGAACATAATTAGTAACCGTTGCCTCATCCGCATGGGTTGCGGCAGTTGTACTATGGGCTCCACGTGTTACACCCGCTAAGTCATTGCTACTAAACCCAACATAAGTTATATCTTCAGTACCAATTCTAACGGTGCCTTGGTTATTCATTCCCGTAATAGAAGTTAAAGTAATTCCACTCGTCGCTGCAGCATCCGTGATAGCTCCATTGAGAGTGGTATCAAGTCCATTAGATTTTTGTAAAGCTGTAGCCCCACTCGTGGGCATATCAGAAGGATATCTATAAAAAGTAAATTCTCTTTCTCCTTGGGTCAAAGTAAGATTTAAAGTTCCTACTTCCCAATAATGCAGTCCTCGATTTCCCCATTCTTGAAAAAGAATGTTGAGAGATCGTCTTGCTGCTCTTAATTGATAACCTGAAACATTTGGAAAACCTACTCGTTCAAAAGCTTCTTCAACAATATCCGCAATTGTAAAAGTTTTTCCAAAAGTGTAATTATCGGAAGTCGTGTTAGGCAAAGTTTACCTCCTAACCGTAATAAACCGTTAGATGTGTTGTGACAACATTCGTTACTTTGATTTTAGTTCTACATCTCAAACCCGTTCCAGGGAACTGAAGATATCCAAATATGCCTGCTTGATTAGTTGAATCACTTGTTGCAGGAGTATCAATAACTGCCACTGTTGTGGCATTATCTAATAATGTAATTGTGCCTACAGCTACGTTTGCAGGTTGTGCAAACGAAACAGCTAAAATTCTTCCAGGGCCATCAAAGACAGTATATGTGTTCGCTGAAGTAATGTTGTACGACTTTATATCTACTGGATATGTGCTCATAATTAAATTCTCCTAATATGTCTAAGCCCCCGAAGGGGCTTAGAATAATTTATTAGTTCGTGTTGTTTATCTTTTGCAACCAAGTAATATCAAGCACTGCATTACCAGCAGCTACGGCTGCTCCAAAATTAGCAGTCATTACTAGTGCTTTATCTACTTCATATCCTGAAGCATCGTCATCAGATACATTCATACAGTTTTTTGACTGTGCTGTAGTTTGAACAAAATACACAGGAATATGTCTAGAGCCTACGGCTTTAACATCGGTTCCTGAACTTGCTCCAGCAAATAAATCAAGATCATGAGTATTTGTAGTAGAGCCAGCTGCTTGCGCAACATTAGCTCCAAGCTGCATAAACGTGTTTTGATCAAACGCTGTAGTAACAATCAAATTAATGTTTGTGATTCTAGAAAATGCTGGAATCACGATATTGTTAGCTAAGTTTTTAGCAACTGTAGTAGATGTTTGAGACAACGGATCTTCGTTGAATAATGATCTACAGAGTACACTCACAGCATTTGTTGTAAGTATTCCTACTTCCAATGTTCCTACTGTTCCTGCTCCAGAAACATCAATCGCTGTTACAGTTTTAAAAGTCTTAACTGAACTTACCACACCAGTATTAGCCATAACTCTATCTTCAGTTTGTGTATAACCAAAAATATCTGTTCCTGTAATCGTCGCAGTCAGACCTGAGTCATTAGCAGCTGATGTCATTGTGATCATCGATGCCATTTCAAAACCCCCAATAGCAGTAATGCCTGGAACGTTTTGAGTAGAATCTACCAATGTAACAGAAGTTGT